CAACATCAGCATTTCTCAGTGAGAGTGTGACCTCTTGGGTGTTATCCATGTCACCCTGAGAGTAGAACATCTCTTCTGCTGCAGAAGTAACAGTTCCTTCAATCTTGCTGTTTGTTGTGCTGCTGGTGAGTCTGAACATGTTACGTCCAGTTTCGAAAGCAGGATTGGTTTCGTTCGCAGTATCGGGAACTCTAAACGAACCAATCAGAGTTCCAAGTCTGTCGGTGATGAGTCTGACGTTGCTTACAACTGCTTGTGCTCCACTGGACTGACCAACCAGAACCATACCAGTTGCAATGTAACCAGCAAAGTTAGGATTATCCTCGGACTGAAGACTAAAGGTGTCGATGTTCAGAACTGAAGTCGTTTCTGAATAAGTGGAGGGGAGAGTTGCTTCTCTGTCATAAGGATTGGAATCAAAGAAGTCAGTTGGGTTATTGTAAGGACCATACTTATGGTTAGCGGTTGCAACTCTGAAAGTGATTGCTGCGGTTGATGCGTCGGTAATTTCTTCACTCTGTTGAGTCGAAGGCATCGTTCCGATGACAGTTTCAGTTGGAGTAAAGGTTCCACTGGTCATTGTAATTTCGACCAGTTTAGGAACACAGAACTTAGCAACATCCACACTGTCAAAGAATGGATAAAGTCTTGTGAATGGTTTCAGATTACGTCCCGTGAACTCAACGTTACGGGATCTCATGAAGTGAACAACATCTCTGGAAACAATTCTGTCACCCAAAGAAACAGTGTCGAGTCTCTCTGTCAGAGAAATCTGCTCACCACGTCTCTGTTGCTCCAGTTGAACGCTGGTGCTGACAGAAGCAGAGATGGTTGCTCCAGTGTTGCTGCTGCTTCCACTCATTGAAAGTGAAGTGTCAACATTGACACCTGTGGTCTCCCAGGAATCCCACTGAATTGGTGTGATTCCACTTCTTAGACCATCTTCATTAGTTGTGACTTCTGCTCCAACAAGTTGAGCGATGGTGCTGAAGTTACCTTCCAGTTGCTTGTTCTCGGTTTCAAGTCTGTTGACTTCAATCCAGACATCAACGTTTGGTTCCAGTTCGAGTGTTCCTCCCCAGAACTGAACCAAGAAAGGAGTTACACTTTCAGATCTGGTTGCGAATGGATTCTTAATGTACTCAACATCAGTGTAATCAATGGTGACAACTTGACCAGTTCTTCTGACTCCAGTACCCTGGATCGAAGCGATTCTTTCATCTTCATTTGGATCAGTTGTTGTTCCAATTCCACTGATTGCTGAGGTTCCCAACTGCAGTGATAGAGCAGTTGTGTAGTGAGAAGGTCTCAGAATCTGTTTCAGATCATCAATACTGTTTCTGATTCCGATGGTTGGATCTTGTGGTTGCAGTGTTGAGAAGTTATCAACAAAGACACCAGACTTGAATCTGTTCAGACCGTTTGCATCAGGAACGAAGGAGTTGACAGTTGCTTGCTCAAGACGGTTGAGTGAAGAGTAATATTCCAGGTTAGAGATTCTTTGCTCCAACTTGGAGATATCGGACATTTGATATCTCTTATGCTCAACAAAGTCAACCTGAGCATTGTTGACATCGTAAAGATAAGCAGGAAGGAAAATGTTTGCAATGTTCAGAGCACCACTGGTGTTCTCTGGAAGTCTTGCGTCATCTGCTGGAGTTCCAGGAATTACGCTGATATAACCTTCTTTGTCAATGCAAACTCTGTCTGCTCTTGGTTGATAATAATCAAATCCAATTGTTACTGACTCATCAGATGCCAGAACAAATTTGGAACTGTGCTGTCCATTTGAACCACCATCAAAGTCTCTTCCTGAGAACTCAAATGGTGAGTTTGCACCAGAGGTGACGGTGTAATTTTTGACTCTGGGTCTTGCGTCAAGAAGATCTGTTGTTCTGTAACCGTCTACTGTGCGAATATCTTTCGCATAATCGAACTGATCATAAGAATTGACAGTGGTGATGTCTCCAGTGTCTGATGTTGCATATTCTGCCTTGGCAAAATAAACTTTCAGTTTTCTTGCTGGAACATTAGCATCGCCATTTCTTACGATTCTTGAATAATCATAGAACGATCCTTTCTGACCATCATCAAAAGTGAATTGGTTTGTGATAGTTTTTGAAGGAACAACAACGTTGGTTGCAACAGCACTTACACCAGATTCTTCAAAATTAATAACTTCTCCAGATTCGAAGACAACGTTGTTCAAATAAGCAAAGTTGATTGCTGTGTCAGTTTTCCTGACCAGGTAAATTGCTTTAGCACCACTGATTGATCCAGTAATAGTCTCACCAATGATCAGATCGTTGGTGTTTGAACTTGGACCATCCATTGAGGCAGTGGTCATGTAAGGTGCTTCGGGATCTGAAGTGTCCTTCGACTCATAGATTCCGTGAATTCTGTATGCATCAGGAACGTTCAGAGAAATAACCTCATCCTGAACTCTGGTTCCGAATGGGAATGAACCATAAGTCAAACCATCGTTCAGAGTCGTTCCACCAATTCCAGAGGAAGAAAGTGATGATTTGTCAATCAGAACATTATTTGAGATGACCTTCGACTTGATCTTATTGGTAATGTTACTCTTACGAAGAGTTGCAATCAGAATTGTTCCAGAGTCTGTGGTTGCACTCAGTCCAGCAATTTGAATTGAAGTTGAACCATTAGTCAGAGTGACTTTATCCGCTGTCAATGCTTCTGTGGTCCCATCAGAACGCATCAGAATGTATCTTTCCTCATCAAAGGGAAGGAAGACCTCATTGGGGTCAGCATTGATGACTGGGGTCGAATTAGCAGAAATTGAAGTCGTAAATTGCTTTCTAATGACCAAATTGGCAGATGTCAGGTCAACAGACTCAATATTCTTCTTGGGGAAGACACTAAACAGTGCTTCGTTGGATGCTTCGTTACCAGAACCGTTGCTATCTTGAATTTTGGTCTCAAGAATTCTAAATTGTGCTCCAGTTTCTTGAGATGTTGGAAGTGCACCATTATTGACGCCTGTAACTGACTCAACTGCTTCGATAGTCAGATCATTCGTGTTTACGGCTGTAACTCGTGCATAAGAAACGTCTGTAAGAGTAGCTCTTTGGTAAGAGACGATGTTCCCTGTTGTGACAATCCCAGGGAAAACAGCACCAGCAACTGTAACGGTCGAAATACCACCATTCGCTCCTGTAATTGTCGCTGAACCGTATTCATAGAAATTCTCCTGAATAACGTCTGCACTGAAGGTGGAAGCAGAACCAACGATTCCGAAAACTGACTTAATGTCAGAATTTTCCCAATTTCTGATTCCAGTGACATACCTGCTTTCATCTGCGACTCCATTGAAGAGAAGTCTCTCTCCATTGAAGAAATCACCTTGAACATCGTAAGCAGTGAAGGCAGTTCCAGCAGAAACACCATATTTGAGGAAAGCACTCGCCCCACTTGACTCACCTTTGATGTGAGTTGGTGTGGAAAGTGTAACTGCAGTGTTTACAGTGAAATCAGAGTAAGTCTGAACGTCCCAAAGTGACAAATCCCACTCGTTTGCTGTTGGAACAGCAGAATTGTAAGATCCAGACTCCAGAGCGAAGTCATAAATGCGGGCAACACCAATTTCTTTACCTGCTCTTGCCTCTTGGTCGGATCCAACTCTTTCGTCTCTCAAACTGATGGTGTTTGAGGTGTTGAAACCGATTGTTGCTGAACCATAAACGTTATTCAGCGTAAAAGTGGGTCCAAACCCAAAATTAATCGCTTGTGGATCCAGAGTTTTTGTGGTTCTGGGTTTTGCAACGTCAATTAGCGTTGATGCACGCAAATCAACCTCATATCCCCTTACATATGCCTTACCTGGGGAAATTTTGTAAACAATATTGTCTGCACTTGGAGCATTTCCACTCGAAGTGGTCTGACCAGCGTTATAAATGCCTCTATTTCCTCGTCCATCGTTCAAATTTTCACGAACGGTGGTGACAAACTCTTTTACATAATAATGACCTGACTCATCGTAAGTTCTGCGGGCAAATTCGTCCCCAATAAAGTTATATTGGGTGTTATCGGTGATTTTGCGGAGATTTCCGTTTTGGATTTCTGCCAACTGGACGAAAGATTGATCATCAAAGTCGTCAAGTGGTTTTGCAAACAGTGTTGCAGTGATTTTCAGACGATCTGCGCCTGGAGCAGTGTAATTATTAAACCCTTTTGCGTTATCATTGAGTGTTGGGTCAGTTTCGGAGTTAATGATCTCCTCCAAAACATTCAAACCAACTCTAACACTTGGTGTGTTAGTGTATTGACTCAGAATCAGAAGTGAATCAGGAACATCGACAAAATAACCTCTGAGGAAGAAGACACCAGCACTCAGAGTGAAGGCAGAACCAACAATTGCTGCTTGTTGAGGAACTGTCGAAGCAAAACCTTCTCCAGCGGAGATAAAGGTTGTTGCATAAGTGATCGCACTGTTGGTTAGAAGAACTTCACCATCAATGAACGTCGCTGTTGCTGCGTCAGTGCTTCCTGAATTCTGATAATTCAGATAAAGTGTGTAATTTCCCTTCTCAGACTGCTCATTAGTGATGTAAGTGACCACCTTTGCGGTTACACCAGACGTTGCACCAGTGATTGTCTGACCTACAATCTGATCAAGGTAAAGTGAAACGGGAACTCCAAGATATTCCGCTTGGATTTGGATTCCGTAGAAGCTTTTTTCGTAAGTTACGCCACCAGGAATGACAGCAGCACCCTCTTTGAAGAGGTGATTGCCCACATCTTCAATCTGGTTCTGAAGAATTGACTGAAGAGTCGTTAATTCTCGCGCCTGAACAGGATATCCAGGTTTGAACAGAACCTTATAATAGTTACTGTCAGGTTCAAAGTCGTCAAAATAAGGAGCAACGTTGAGATTAGTTTCCTGTGGCATGATTTTTTAGAACTGCAAGATGATTTTAACGTCTTCTTTCTGAGAGGAACTTCTGGTTACAGAAGGTCTGTTGTCAACATAAACGATGTTTCCAGAGTATTTTTCGACTTCTGGGTCAGCCAGTCCAGACACAAATGTCTGTCCCAGGTAGTATGTTCTGTTATTTATTACCGTAGAGACACCCTGGAAAGCGGTGCTAATCGACAAATTGATGCTTCCACCACTAATTGTGAGGTCACCACTGTTGGGAGTCGCTGTGAAACGATTTTCTCTGAAACCATAAACAGGACTTGTGTTCAAAGTGCCGTCAGAATTGAATCCACAGTTGGTTCTGTCCTGCCAATACTTCAAAACACCTGTTGTTTGGTCATAAGAAACAACTCTTCCGACCGCAGTTGACCCAACACCGACAGTTTGCGTGATGTATGAGTCAGGAGTGAAGGTTGCTTCGCTATATCCAGCACCTGCAAGACGAACTGCATAAGTTGCAGCTGCTTTATCGGTGTCCAAATTGCTTTCTGAACCCGCAGCGAGTGGATTTTCGATCAATCCGACTCTTGCAAACTGGTTTCCAGTGATAAAATCAGGATTTTCGGTGTCATTTTCGAATCTGGCATAAGTCAGAACGTTAAATGCGCCCAATTCACGGTAAATATCCTTTCCGTGACCCCCATTTGGAGGAATAATGACATTAAAAACGGGAGAAGTGGTTCCAGTTGGGACTCCACCAGCAACCAAATCGACAGTTCCGAAGGTATATCCCGTTCCACCGTCAGAAACAGTGATAGAATTGACCTTTGAGTCGTTATCAATGACGATTGTGCACTTTCCGCCCTGTCCATCTCCCAAAATTGGGACATTTCTGTAAGTTGAGTTAGCAGTTCCGAGACCAACACCACGATTTCTGATGGTGATGATCTTCAATTGACCACTTGTACCAGCGTTATTACGAACGGCAGCGTTATCAGAGCTGGTATCCCAGTTACTTGGGGTTGGAATGTAATCTGTGGAGTCAAATTTGATTGCTTGGGATGGTTTGATGGTGTAAAGATACTTCCAAATGTAACCATCACCACTTGAACCAGCAGATCTGGGTTCCAAATCTGTGAAAGTTGGTTCATCCAAAGAAGGACCACCCTGATAATTGTTCTCAGGAGTGGCATTATTATAAAGACAGATGTAAACTCTGAAGTCAGAGTTCATCACATAGAAATTCGAGTCGTAAATATCAAACGCACCAGAGGGTTCTGATGGATTTGAACGACTGATGTCATTTCTCCACATATCATATGTGGTTCCAGACTGCCAGGAAATCTTTCTCACAACCTGGGCAACGTCGTTTGTGTTGACTTTTTTCAAAGCCAACATTGTGTCATAATAATCATTCGATTCGGTCAGGTTATCCTTCGGCGCAGGAGGATCCGTGTCCCAAGTTGACGAATAATTCGTCGCATTGGGAAGACCAATGAATGTGTAATAAGAATTTGATGTTGACTGGACGCCAGCAACAAAATTCTTGGCATTCAAAATACGAAGTTGGTCAGTAATTATTGCTGCCATTTTGAGAAAGTTTTTCTTT